CCATATTCTATTTTCTCCTTGGAGTCCTAAAAGGCTGCTCCTATAATCACAGGACACATTGTCCCATGCGATCTACAGACCCGGCAACTCAACTCCCATTTGTCCACGAAGTTGCGCTACCAGTTCTGGTGGAACCCCGCCAGTAGCGTCAAAAGCGCCACCTTGCTGAGGTACCAGACCTTCCATCATTGCTTGCGACGCACCTATACCAGCATCAGAAGGTTGACCTTGTTGTTGAGGTTCCTCTGCGCCCATAGGCATAGGTTGTTGCTGCATGATAAATTTATCGGGATCTTTAATATCAAATCCCATAGTCAAAACATGTTTAGCCAACGCTGTTGGATCTATAACAGTTCCGACAAGCGGAGCCATCGCATTCAATAATGAGACAGCCTGCTGTTTACGAATAGTGTCATTAATAGGTTGAGTTGAACCACCTTCAACAGTAAAATCAAACTCACCAACAATATCTTCACGAGTGTAAGTAAAGAACATGTCTTCTCCACCTTTACCCGCTATACGAGCCATCTGCTCACCAGTCATAAATTGTTGCATCAATTGAATAACACGACGTGCTATTTGACCGATACTTAATTCGACAATTGCTAATTTGTCTGCCGCACGAGCATTACCCGCATCAGCGATAATTGATGCTTCTGTAGCAGTACGCCTAATCTCAGGCATTTGACCACGAGCATATTCAGAAACACCTGACACAGTATTGATATCTTCTTCAATGATTGCTGAAGTATTATAAATCTCTGGAGACAAAGGAGTTTGAGGCATAGGAACCACAACTTCTTGCAAAGGTTTATTCTCATCAACAACTGGAACTAAACGTCCATCTTGATCTGATTCTAACGCTTCGCGTCCTTCAGGACCGAATGAACGTTCGTGATACAAATACTTTCTAGCATAACGTTTACGTGCATTTATAAGTTGAGTACGTGTTTTATCTAATTCCAATTGCAAAGACTCTATTGATTCCAAATCACCCATTGGATAAAAGAAATCAGGAACGTCATAATTTCGTAACATTACAAAAGGCTGACCATAAGCGTAAGGCATAGGCATAGGATCAACTAAAAACTCTTCACCGCTTTGAGAAAACACAGACATAGTGTTATCTGTTATGTCATAATATTCGTAGATTGCTACACGATCTTCATCCAAAAGAAACTCTTCTTGTTCTTGCATTTGACGATTCTGAAACATCGGATACAAAATACCATCTGCTGTTAAACGCTTACGTGCCGCTGCTTTATAACGTTTATCTTTTTTGGCCTCTTCTAAAGGTCGGACAATACGCTGACAGATCCATTGAGCATCTTCCATACAAGTTGCTTCAGGATCAACATAAATATCAAAAGGAGAAACACGTTCCACAAAAGGCTGATCTTCGACTATTACTGACATAGTGTCAGAAAGAGTCATCATTATTTCTTCGTCTGTAGGAACCTCACCTGCTAATTCCGCATTTTCCATAGCAAACGTTTCTGCTTCTAAGATAGCCTCATCTATCATTTCTTCACGTTCTGTATCGCTTAAAGTACGTTCTTGTTCAACAAACTTCCAACCAACTTTCAACCAACCGTGACCATTAATTAAAAAATCTTTTATAGCGCGTCTGAATGGTTTGCGAAGATCATGGTGTCTCCACAGATAATTAACCACTGCTTCAACAAAAGCAGCCCTGTCAGAGTTTTCTTGTTCAGTTGCAGAAACGACTATTTTGGGGTGATTTACAGAAACACTAGGAGCGATCACATTGATTGTAGAAAAAGCAATATTAACTACAATTAAATCTTCGTTAGTTAAAGTTGTCCGAGGCCATTGTCTTCCACGATACAAATCAACCATACGTTGCCATAATGAGTCGTAACCCATTTCGTCACGCCAACGGGCTGATGATTCTAGTCGGCGTTTAGCAGTTTCAAATTGTTCTGCTCTTGTTTTTTTAGCCATTAGACTTTCTCTATGTTACGGCCTTGCGCTAACGCCTCGCCTACTAGTTTGTTTTCTCTTTCTCGTAAAGTCAAATGTTGCTCGTCGGGCGGTAACAGTGAGCGGGAGACCGCTCCAGTTACGAATTTGATACCAAGTAGTTTTTGACGACGTTCCCATAACTCATCCAGTTCTGCATTTGAGACTGGACCGCGAAAGTCCTGAACATACGAACAAAACTCTTCGTATGTTGCCTCGCGTGGGAGGACCGCCACGTTTACGGGCGCTTTGTATGAGGCGCTGCGTTATGCCCAGCCAAATCTGGCTGAGGTTTTGCAGGCTCGACGTTTCCTGTAGTTCCATGCTGATTAAACGGAGTTTCACGCACTGATTGCTCTCCATATCCACCAGTCATATTTGCATATTTAGGTGAATCCATTCTCTGATGAGGTGAATTAGGTGCTGCTGGTTCCCATATAGGGTTAGCAACAACAGAACCACCACGTTCCATTACGTTATTACCGCCGGTAGTGCCTTTGCCATCAACATTCTGACTAGCACTAGTGTGCGATACAAATCTTGCCATAATCGAAACCTCCTAATGGTTCCTAAAAGTTTCCTAAATACTATGTTTACAGTGTCCCACGCATACTGTGTTTTCCTATGTGCATATCGGCAGTTTCCTCTGGTTTAACCAATCTAGCAAACCAATCGACTGTCCAATAATCATCAACTCTTTTAACAAATTCAGGCATAAAAGCGTACTGGCGCATTTCATTAGCCAATGCGAGAGCCATAACACGGTCATCGTGAGGAGAACCGCTCATACTTCCACGTTCATTACGGACATAAGTGCGTAACTCTGCCAAAGTAAACCTATCGTGAATCGTTAATTCTTCTGAACGTAAAGCCATACCAAGATCATCAATCAACAAAGGTTTAGTAGTCCTAGTGGTTTTCCAACCAAATTCTTGAGAGACCTTAGTTGTAGCCTGATTTAACGACCTTTTACGAAATAAATTAGGATGACCTAAATGACGCAACTGCACAATAGTTGTTAAACCATGGTTATTAGATTCAACGCAAGTCAACGCATCTTTATACCACAACGCTAAATTATACACTTCATTAGCCAAAGTATCCGGTGGTATATGACCATGCCAAATAGCGACTTGTTCACCACTACGAACATCTAATACTTGAACACAAGAATAATCTCCATGAATTAAACCCTCAGAAGTATCAACCCCTATACAATAAATATGATTATCCTGTGGCTCACGCCAAACTGTAAGCATCTTTTCTAAACTCCACCATATCAGGATAAGGACTCCACAGATATCCTTTTTGTCCTTCTTCAACTTGACTTGCCATATTATCCAACACATCTAAATCAAACACCGGATTACCTGATTTAATAAACGCTTCTTCAGGACTAGTTGGATACTCTTGAGCCAACTGCCACGCCAACATAGATTCTTTCTTAGACTGATACCAAGTCTCATCCCTATCTTCAGTAGCAGACCAAGGAAAAAACATTGGTTCAAACCTGTTAGTACCAGTTTCAGAACCTACCCACAGTTCGTGAAAAAAATTACCAGAACCGTTAGCAGTTGACAAACCTATGATCCTACCACCAACATCAGCGACAGGTTCTATAGAAGCCCACGCTTCTTCAGGGTTTGGAAGGAACGCCCATTCGTCAACCACAACCAACGTAGCCGACTCACCTCTAGCAGGATCGGATGCTGAAGGCATCGAAGTAATTTGAGAACCATTATCAAACCCCATTTTCTGCTGATGTTCAACCAACGACTTAGGACCACGTTCCACCATCCATTCAGGTAAATGCTGAAAACCATATTTTGATTTTCTTAACAACAACACAGACTCACGTTCAGTACGCGAAAGATCAATAATATTCTGATCAGAAAAAAAGAATGCTAACCAAAACTGGTGAGCAGCAACAAGAGTAGTCCACCCGATTTGACGTGCTTTTAACGTGAGACTATAACGATGTCGGTCCCAGTGTTGTAAGGCGGTGGATTGTGCGCGTCGTAAATCAAAAAGGATACGGCCATGAGCAGGATGAGCGATATGCCAATACTTATGTAGGAAATAAGACTCATCTCTTTCACAACGCCTCCACTCAGCCTCTTGTTGTAACTCTGTTAAACGTGACATTATCCAGCCGGATGATTCATCAAAAACTCTTCATACTTCTCCGGTGAATCTAAGATTATCGTAGTGTACGAGTAACTTCCAGTACCCTTATCATCTTTTCCCAACGTCACAGTAATAGCACCTATCAAGGTGCCAATAGCAACAAGCAAACCTGTTATGGCTGCTATAAGTTTAATAGTTTTGTTCAATCTACCTCCACAAAAATGCACTCACCCGGACATTCTTCAGCAGCCTCAATAACAGGCTCTACTAATTCGTCAGGCACTTGAACTGCTTGGGCCATCTCATGCGTAGGTTGCTTAGGTCTTTCCGAACCCGCTTCCTTAACATAAAAAAGCCCATCATCATGTCCATAAAAAATGCTAGGACATATCTCTTCACATAAACCATCCCCTGTACAGAGATCTTGATCAATCCACGTTTTCATTTACTGGAACCACGATTGTACGATCCGCGACAATACCCCCACCAGATACACTGTAGAAGCGCCAACTATCCCCATCAAAGTCAGAATTATCCAATCCGTGCCTGAAGGCGGTTTCATTCGCATGATTCACACGTCTCAGGGTTCTCCAACCCGCAAACGAGTTCCTCTTCGTCCGAAAAAACATCGTATTCTTCAGATGAAAAAGTCCCATCGTATACCAATGGAGGATGCTCTCCGAAAGTTGTTTCATCTTCATAATCAACCTCTCCCATTAATTACCACTTACTTTTATTAGCCCAATAAGCAGCAGACATAGGACCCTTAGCAATGTTTTTACCATGACGTGCCTTAAAAGACTTACGACGGGCTTTTTCCTTAGCAGTCTTAGGGTTCTTACCAGCACCTTTAACACCCTGTTGACCATAACGAATAGTTTTAATCTGGTCACCTTTTTTAGCCACAACAACATGCGACTTAGTAGGATGATTAGGAGTGCGTTTAGGTTTATTGTACCCAGACACACCAGCACGTTTTAAACGAGAATCAGGTTTTTTAGCCATTATCAACAACCCT